GGGTGTTTTTGCTGGCCGCCAAACAGATCAATTGCGCCGCCTTCCGGCAGTGCTTGATATGCTGTGGGCGTCGCGCCAGACCCAACATCCTCCACCTGGTTGTAGTGCTCAATGTTGATCAAGCCGAAGCGAATCAATCTATACATAATCAGCCACCTTTTGCGCGAATAGCGCTGAGCACGCCATCTTTTGTTGCGACAGCAATTTGTTGAGGCGTGGCGGATGTGCCTGGCACGTGGATGATGATGTCGCCAATGTTGATCTGCGAGCCGCTTCCGACTCCGCCCGCAGTGGATACGCCCATCTGCGGAGCTGCTGCCTGGCTGACGTCATTCGCAAGCCCCATCATGGATCGAGTCAAATGCTGATGTAGTGCAGGCATAGCTTTATCAAAGCCCTTGCCAATACCAGGCGGCATGAATTCTCCAACCTCATCGGCAAGCAAATCAGATGGCGAGTGAATACCCATTGCGGTTTTTACGGCCGCGACAACCTTCAGCATTTCGGCAACAAAGTTATCTTTTAACCATCCAAAATTATTTTTGATGCCTTCCCACATTCCCTTGATTAAATTTGAGCCAGCGTCCCACATCATCTTTGGAGCATCCTTATAAAGATATCCAACAATGACGGCGATCAGTAGAACAGCTGCAGTAAGAATAAGAGGAATATTTTGCAAGAGCCCAAGCGCTAATGCATTGACAAGCTGCATAGCCGCAGTGATGATCATTGGCAGTGCTTGAATAAAGGCATCAAGTATTGCCTGTACAATGACAGGGATTGCTGGGATCAATATCGGGATAGCTGCGATCAAACCCTGCGCTAATGCCAGGATCAGCTGCAGTGCGGCATCGATGAGCATTGGCAAGTTCTCAACCAATATTTGCACGATCGTGAGGATGACCTGTACGATGGTCGGTATCAGGGTCGGCAATGCCTGTGTGAGTCCATTAGCCAATGCTACGATCGCTTGAAGCGCAGCCTGCACTAAAGTAGGTAGGGCTGTGACCAATCCATCCACTAACTTGAGCAGCAGTTCAACACCCGTGGAGATCATCATCGGCAGGTTTTGCAGGATCGCATCCACAATAGACATGAGAATGGTCATGCCTGTCTGCATCAACTGAGGGACCTGCGCGGCCACGTCGCTGATAATGGTAGTGATCAGCCCACCGACTCCAGTGGCAATCTTGCCAATGTCGCCGCCTGAGCCGTCTACAATGCCTTTGAATTGCTGCAGGTATCCGCCAGCCTGGTCAAAGACCGCTTGAAAGCCTGGCAGGAATGCACTTGCTAGCGTGCCGAGCGTGCCTTGTAAACCAGCTTTCAAACTGGCGAGCGTGTCATCGAACGCTTCGAAGGCTGCAACATTCTCATCAGACATGACCGCGCCAACGTTATGAGCTTCCTCTGCGAGACGTGATAGCTCTCCCGTGCCTGCTTTGATCAGCGGATTAAGTTCCTGCGCCGATTTGCCAAAAATGGACATCGAGAGCGCATCACGCTCCGCCTCATTTGGTACTTTGCCGAGGGCAGTGATCAAGTCTGCAAACACGGCTTCGCTGTCGCGCAGTTTGCCGCTGGAATCTATGACTTTTACACCCAGGCGATCAAACGCGGCAGCATTATCGCCAAGTTGGCCGTCGAACTCTTCACCTTTGGCCAGAGCTTCGGCCTGTGCTGTGGCATAGTCACTGTATTGTGTCTGAGCACCAGACATCGAGCGCACGAGCCGCGCCAGTGAGCCTGTGATCGTCTCCTGTGATGTCCCCACCTGCCCAGCGATGTAATCCAGTTCTTGCAGGCGTTCGGTTGATATACCTGTCTTCGCAGAAAGATCAACCAGTTGAGCAGATGTATCGGCTGTACTGAAAACAAGACCACCGATTGCCGCGCTAATGGCCCCAACCGCAACCGCAAGACCAGCTACAACCGTGATGGCACCTTTTACAATGGGGCCAATTCCACCGATCACATCCGAGAACGATGTGACCTTGCCGCCTGCCTCATCCGCGCTACTGCCCGCTTCGTTTTCAGCCTGGCTGAGGTCTTGCAACGCCTGTTCTGACGTAGAAAGCTCGGCTTCCATTTTTCCGAGGGTTTCAGTTTCTTTATTAAGCGCGATCTCCGCTTCCTTGGCTGCGCGGCTGTTTTCACCCTGCTCTGTTTTGATGCGTTCAAAGTTCTCACGAAGGGCAGCAACCTTGAGACTTTGAACCTCAATTTTGCTTGTGAGTGTCGTGATACGAGACTCCATGCCCGTGGATGTTTTCGACCATTCGCCAAGGGATGCGACGTTTGATTTGAAGCCAGACTCTAACAGGCGCAGTTCACGGTTCGCCGCCGCTATGTTGGTCTTAAAGTCGGTGGTGTCAACGCCTAACTTGCCTGAGAGTTTTTCTACAGCTTCGCCCATAATGTTTTACGCAAAATCCGTCATATCACCTGGTACATATTGTTTCGGATCGCGCTGCTCGTTTTTCAAGCCAGGATATTCCTGCATAAAGTGCAGCACGCTTCGAAAATCAGTCATTTCAATGTCGCGCAAAGAACCAAGTTTGCCAGTATCTAAAAGCATGTACTTGACCCTGCGCGCCCAATTCTTTATTTTTGGGCTGGCTTCTTCGGCTTCGTCTTCTCGTTCGCTTGCCTGTTCAATGCCTGCCCGATCGTAGGGTTTGCCTGCATAATGTTTCCAACCATCGCAAAGATCTGCGTATAAACTGCGAAAACATCCTGCACGCTGGCGCAACGCTTCAATTCTTCGGCGGTCACATCGTCGTCAAAGATGTAGATGACAAAATCTGTGAGCCTTGTCATCTGATTTTTGTTCATACTTTCAGCGACGACTTTTCCATCATCATCGTATTGAATACCGCTGAATTCTTCCTGAAGCTCCATTGCAAGCTCTAGGATGCCCCACGGTAAAATCGATTGACGCAGCTCTCGAACGAATTCGTTTTTTTTGTAAAGGCTGAGAGTGATTGCGTTGGTTGCTGGTTTATCTGCCATACAAGGTTCCTTCCTGCTTCAGGTGACAGTCATCCACATGGATGACTGTCACCTTCTTAAATTTAGGCTGTAGCGAAGTCGATCACGGTATCGGCCAAAGTCTGACCATGAATATCGGTCACGCCTGGGATGATGACCAAATAGGTCTTGGCGGCTGTCAAGCTGGAAACGGGATCCAACGTGACGACTTTGCGCGCAGAATTGATCGTGCGAGTGCAGGCAATTGCGGCCTGTGTATCGGAACGAACCAGCACGATGCTGTCCTCTGCCCCGCCCGCGAGAGCGTTGCTGAAAGTGAGCACCACATTGGCAGTGACGACCACACCAGTCGCACCGTCAACAGGCGAAGGCGTGAGGGTGAACGCAGCAGGTGAACCAGCCACAGGGACCTGCACCGCGTCGAACCAGGTTGCGGCAGAGAAGTTATCCGCATCTTCATCGCCATGCACGCGTTTGACACCGTCCATCAAGGAGGCATCGCCGAGCAGGTCGAACTGGTAAATGGTTTTGAGTGCTTTGATCTTCAAAGTCTGCGGCTTGAAGTTGACCGCGTTGCTTTGAGACTGAGCCTCTTCACCAGGCGGTTCCACACGGCACTTGAGATACCAGCGATAGCGATAATGACCGTTTGATTTCTTGAAGCGATATCCAAGCGCGAAATATGGAGCTTGGGACGGGTCCGCATTATCGAACACGCGACCTGTGGCGCTGTCATAGGTCGCGCCTTTCAGGGTAGCAATCACAGACTCGGCAAAGTTTGGAGAGGTGATCTCGATATCGGTTTCACCTTCCGCCGCGACATTGTCGTTGGGGCCATTGTCAGCGTACAGTGTTTCACTGGCGCTGGCTGGCGTGCTCTTCAGCTCCATTGTGGGAGATAGAAGTTGTGGTGATCCCACCACATATCCAGTTTCATCATCGGATGTGATGAGCGCGTAATACGCCTTGTCCACACCAACGACTACTTTTTTTTCTAATTCATTTGACATTGCTTACTCCTTTGTTTCAAAATAAACATATTCAATCGCCAGTCCGTAATGATGCGTAGTTGGATCTTGCGGAAGCTGGCGCATGGGTCCTTTGTGAAATCCTGCCGCTTTCATGGCAGTGTCCACGCTGGTGGTGGATGGGATGCCAGCCTTATCCCAAAACGTTAATTGCATAGTGTACGATCGCTCGGTTTCTTCGTTATCCGCGTGCTGTTCAGGCGGCGAGACGATCAGTTGATGCGTGATGTACGCGTCTGGTAGGCTGCCCTTATAAGGAGCTGACGCAAACAACACAGCAGGGCTGATGGTTCCCAGTGCAGTTTCTGTGCGCTCAAAGATAGTTGTCATAGACCGAACCTTTGCATGATGGCCTTCATATTTTCTTTGAGTTTGTTCTTCAGCCGATGACCTCGGAAGGTCGGACGAACAAAGGGTTCAGCAGCCTGGCGTGTTGTGCCATACTCTTTGTAGGTTGCCTGTGGCGCATCGCTGCCGCCCACGGTCGCTTCGACAAACAGGTAATTGCCTTCCTGCTGGACTCCACTGACCTCAATGGTGGAAGCTGTCTCACCGGTGTACGCCTCTGAAGTCTTTTTCAATTGCGCTACCAACTCGCTTTCGATGAATGGTTGCGTTTCGCCAAGCAACTCCGTGACGGCATCATCCACATTCTGGCCAGACTCCGCAAGTTGCTCCATCCAATCGCTCAAACCTTTGAAGGTTAGCGTTCCCTTGGCCATTACACGGTTCCTGTCACGCGCTCGATGCGCAGCACGGTCCAGCGATTGAGTCCGCGCACGTGGTCGGGTGGAGAGATGATCTTCCAGGGATTGCCATCGATCAGCATTTGCCATTTATCAGACACATCGTTGCGATAGCGGACTGTCACCGTGGCGCGTTGCTCTGCCTTTTCAGCTTCGTTGGCAACAACCGTCTGACCGTGGTCGTATATCACTTGCGCCCATACCGTCGGGTTAGTGACCACGTTGGAATAGGCTTCTGTCTGTGCTCCGCCAGTTGTCTTGCCGATGGTCGGTAACTGGAAGGTGATGCGGGTCCGCAGATCGGAGATCTTGACAGTTAGATCTGCCATTAGAACCAGACCGCCCGCTGCGACACAAACGCGTGCCTAATATCAGCTGGCACGCTC